TCCCGGAGAGCGCCGTGGCCAGGTCGGTCTGGTCGGAGAGCGTGCCGGTGATCCCTCCCCATGCCGCGGACCCTCCCCCGCCCCCGGCGGCAAAGGAGAAGACCGTGCCGTTGTAGTAGAGGTAGCCCGGGGCCAGGGCGGGGAGCGCCTTGCCCTTCAGGCCCGTCACGATGGTGGAGGCCACCGTCCCGGAGAGGTCCCCGCCCGTCGCGGTGGTGTCCACCACCACGGGCGCCGGACTGAATCCCCCGGCCTGGCCCACGTAGGAGTCGGCCTGGAACTGGTCGGCCGTCTTCAGGTCGCGCATCACCGGCCCCCCTTCTTCTTCGGGGCCGCCCCAAAGGTGCCCTCAAGCACGGCGTCCACAGGGCCATCCGGGGCCGGGCGCTTGCCCTTCTGGACCTCCTGAAGGTAGCGGAGGGTGGTGGTGGCCTGGGAGGTTCCAGGGAGCCCCCCGGCGGTGCCCAGGGCATCCAGGCCGCTGACGAACCAGTCGTCCCACTCGTGCTCTTTCTCTCCGGTGGCCATCCTTCCGAGCCTGACCAGCTTCTGGATGGAGGTTTCCAGGGGCGTGAACTTGTAGTCGTTCCCGCTCTCGAAGGCCCCGGCGATGTCCCGGATGAAGGGGATGCTGGAGGGGAGGCTCCAGAACATCTTCTTGGCGGCCCAGGCGGCCTTGTCCTCGTCGTCCTGGGGACCCCGGTTCTTCAGCAGGTCTCCAAGCATGGGGATGACCATCCCGGCCATCAGGATGGCGAAGGCGGACCGCCCCACGTTGCGTCCCTGGGAGATGTCGTTCACCGAGTGGGAGAGCATGCCCCAGGTAGCCACGGCGTCGCCCATGTAGGTGGTGAGCATCTTCATGCCCTCCCCGCCCCGCTGGATGGCCGTCAGATCCTTGGCCGCCCCGGCCTGAAGCTTCAGCCGGACCACCCGGTCACCCATGCGCACGGCCTCGTCCGGGGAGTGGCCCTCGGCCAGGGCCTGCTTGTAGGCTCCCCACCAGGCGGTGTGCGAGGTGATGGAGTCGGCGATGGCCAGGCCGGCCATGCCGATCTCCTGGGCCTTCACCAGGGCGCCGTCCTTGCCCTGCATTCGCTTGAGCATGGCCCGGGTATCCCGGTCCAGGTTCTCCGCGCGGGTGGCCATCTCTGGGGAGAGGGAACGGATCTTGGCGATGGTCTCGAACTGGCCGGCGTCCCAGGTGGCGGTAGCCTTGGCCAGATCCCGGGACAGCAGGGCCAGACCCTCGGCCAGATAGAGGGGCTTCACGGCGTGCTCGCCCACCATAACCCGGCCCAGGTCCGTGGCCTGGACCACCACCGAGGAGGCCCGGAAGGCCAGGCCGGCCACCACCATGTTGCTCCGGAGGCGCAGCAGCCAGGACCCCAGCTCGGGGTTCATGGCCACCACGTCGTTGACCGTGCCCTTGAGCCAGGGCAGCAGCTGGGCCTCGTACTCAGGCCCGAGGGTCTCCTGGACGGAGGTGCGCACCTCCTGGTTCCGGATCAGCTTGGCCACGGCCATGGCCGCCTCGCGGTGGCTCAAGTCCTTCACGACCCGGCTGGTGTGCTTGGCCAGGACCTGCTCGAAGTCCAACAGGAAGGGGTGTGCCGCCTGCTCGACGCGCTCCTTGGTATGCCCCTTGGAGGTGGCCGGGCCGGCCCACCCGCCCCCCCCC